AAAATACATGACACCGGGGATGGAGTAGAAACTCAAGACGTACCTGCAAGAATGTTACCTTGTTTAGTAGCAGGACTTTCTTATTATTTAGCTCTTAAATTACCAAATGCTGCTCCAAAATTGCCTTTTCTAAAACAAGAGTATGAAGAGCAGTGGATGATAGCTTCTAGTGAAGATAGAGAAAAAGCACCTCTTAGACTAGCACCTAGAGAGTTTTTATACTAATGGGGCAGTATGCAAAAGGCGGAAGGGCTAAAGGTGAATGTGACAGATGTGGGTTCACTTACAAGTTAAAAGAGTTAAAAACTCTTGTTATTAAAGCAACAAGTGTTAATATAAAGGTATGTCCTGAGTGTTTTGAAAAAGACCATCCTCAACTTATTTTGGGTATGTACATAGTACAAGATGCTCAAGCTCTACGAGACCCACGACCAGATAACACTAGATTTGAAACTTCTACTTCAAGAAGTTACCAGTATGGGTATAACCCTGTTGGTTTAGGAAACGAATTAAGTTTAGATATAACTAATAAATTAGTCGCCATCGGTACTGTGGGCACAGTTACTGTTACTATTACTACGGAGAGTTAATTGAATTACAATGAGCTATTTGAAACAATAAAAGGATTTTGTGAGAACGACTTCCCAAATACTGTATTTAAAGACAGCGGAGGTTCAGATATTACTTTAACGAGCCAAGAACAGATTAACAGGTTCATAGATCTCACAGAACAAAAGATATATAACTCTGTTCAAATACTAAGTTTGCGAAAGAATGTTACAGGCACAATAACAGAGAATAATAAGTTTTTATCTGTACCTGCAGATTGGTTAGCAGATTTTTCTCTAGCTGTTGTGGACACTACGGGTAGGTATCATTATCTTTTAAATAAAGATGTAAATTATATAAGAGAAGCTTTCCCAGTGCCAGCTAATACGGGTAGACCATCGCATTATGCTTTATTTGACGATAAAACTTTTATTTTAGGCCCTACACCAGACCAAGATTATACAACAGAGTTATATTATTTTTACTATCCGCCTTCTATAGTAACGGCAGGCACTTCTTGGTTAGGTGATAATTATGATTCTGCTTTGTTGTATGGAGCTTTAATAGAAGCCCATGTGTTTATGAAAGGTGAACAAGATGTATTTGCTACATACGCTCAAAGATACAACGAAGCGTTATTAGGTTTGAAGATGCTTGGTGAAGGTAAAAATAAACAAGACGCTTATAGAACTGAACAAAATAGGTTAAAGGTTAATTAATGTTTAATATAACTACTGGAGAAGTAACAGCACCAACCATAAAAACTAGTAATTATGGAGGTTTATCTGCTGATGATATTGCAGAAATATGCACTAATAAGATAATGTCAGTATCAGAAACAGCTCCTCCTGAAATACGAGAGCAAGCTAAATTTTTTAAACATCAATTATATGAAACTGTAAAGCTTCATGTACTTCAAGCTATGGAATCTGAACGAGAAAAATGTGTCCAAACTTGTATAAAAGGCGGACATGATGAAGTGGCTAATATATTAAGGAGATTATAATGGCAATCACTCAAGCGATGTGTACTAGCTTTAAGTCTGAGCTTTTAACTGCTACACATAATTTTACTGCTAGTACAGGGCATACTTTTAAACTAGCTTTGTTTACTAGTTCGGCTAACTTAGGTGCAGGCACTACTGCGTATGCAACAGCCAACGAGGCTAGTGGGACAGGATATTCTGCAGGAGGTAACACATTAGTTAGTGCTGGTGCTAGTGTACCAGGTGGAGGCACTACAGCTATAGTAGATTTTACAGATACTTCTTTTACAAGTTCTACGATTACTGCTAGAGGAGCTTTGATTTATAACAATTCTCAAAGTGATAAGGCAGTTTGCGTACTAGATTTCGGTTCTGATAAATCTTCTACTGCTGGTACTTTTGCAATAATATTTCCTACTGCTGATGCGAGCAACGCAATTATTCGTATAGCTTAATAGGAGGTTGTCATGGCTTTAATACAAGCAGATAGAGTAAAAGAAACATCTACTACTACAGGTACAGGAAATTTTACTTTAGCAGGTGCAGCAACAGGGTTTAGGACTTTTTCAACTGGTGTAGGTGTAGGAAACACTTGTTATTATGTAATAACAGATAACAGTAGTTACGAAGTAGGACTAGGTACATTAAATTCCACATCAGTTCTTGCTAGAACTACGGTCTTAACTTCCTCCAATTCTAACAATGCTGTTGATTGGGGAGCTGGATCAAAAGATGTTTTTACTACATACCCTGGGTCTAAAGCAGTTATATTAGATGATTCTAATAATTTAAATATCGCAGGTAACGGTTCGGCTGGTGGCACATTTAATATTGAAGGTGATCTTAAAAACACATCAGGTAACTTCACAGTAGATCCTGCTACACAGATATTTGAAATTAAAGGGTCTGGCTCTACTGAAGGACAAGTACAACTTAATTGTGCTGTTAATACACACGGTCAAAAAATAACTGCAGCAGATCATGCTGTTTCAGCTACCAATACTTTAACGCTACCTGGAGGTAGTACAATAGGAAATGCAAATGCTACTTTAGTTTCTGACACAGGCACACAAACTTTAACTAATAAAACTATAGATGCTGCTGTTAGCGTTAGTGCTGCTGGAGCCATAACAAGTGGCACGGTAGTATCTGATGTAGATGGTAATTTAAGAGATATTCCTGTAAGTCAAAATTTATCAGCTAATTACACTTTACAAATATCTGACGCAGGTAATCAAGTTACAGTAAATTCATCTAATGTTGTAGTTACTGTACCGACAGGGGTATTTGCTGTGGGTGATATTGTATCAATTATATCCGTAAACGGATGCACAGCTACGTTAGCTTGCACTGCTGTTAATGCAGTTAAAGCAGGAGATTTAGCAGCAACTGCTTCACACACATTAGATGCAAATGGGGTTGCAAATATCATGTTTACTTATACAGCAGATCTAGCTGTTCTTACTGGAAATGTTTCAGGGGTAGAGTAATGACAGGAGTTCATCAACTATTATTTTCTAGCTCTATATCAGTTGTTAGTGCCGTCACATTAAAATATTTAGTCATCGCTGGTGGTGGCGGAGGAGGTGGACATGGCGGGTCTGGAGGCGGAGCTGGAGGATATCGTTTAGCTACTACTGCTAGTGAACTTACCGGAGGAGGAGGTTCACCAGAAGATATGTTAACTGCGGTGCCTGGCTCTACAATTACTGTTACTGTTGGTAATGGAGGAAGTGGCGGTTCAAATGCAGATGGAACGCAAGGCGGAAACTCTATTATATCATCTTCTGAATTTACAATAACTTCTACTGGAGGAGGACAAGGACGAGGCGGTTCTCCTTATAATAAAGTAGGAGCACCTGGTGGTTCAGGAGGTGGCGGACAATCTACTCTTGGTGGTAGTGCCGCAGGTGGTACACGAACAGCCTCACCTGTTCAAGGATTTGATGGGGGTTCTGGAGTTAGTTCTGGATACCGGACTGGAGGTGGAGGAGGTGCTGGAGAAGCAGGAAATAGTGACGGTCAAATGGAAGGTGGTGACGGTTTAGCTTCTAGTATTAGTGGCTCTTCTGTAACTAGAGGTGGTGGCGGAGGAGGTCAAAGCCAGTTGGGTGCAAACGGTTCAGGCGGAACTGGAGGTGGTGGAAACGGAACAAATGCTAATGCTACTACAGCAGGTGTTGGCACAGTGAATACGGGATCAGGAGGTGGAGCTCAACATCATTTAGCTGGTGGAGGTGGTGCTGGAGGCTCTGGCGTAGTTATTTTAAGATCGACAGCACAAGCAGCAGCAACTACAGGCTCTCCCACAGAATCTACTAACGGAGGTGAATATATTTATGTATTTACTGGTAACGGTTCAATTACATATTAGGTTGTCTTAATGGCACATTTTGCAAAACTAGATAAAAACAACATTGTGATTGAAGTTCACGTTGTTAATAATGACGTACTTCTTGAAAATGGAGTAGAGGTTGCCCAGAAAGGTATTGACTTTTTAAATGAGCTGTTTAAAGAAACATCTACATGGGTTCAAACTTCTTATAATGGTAAAATTAGAAAGAACTATGCGGGGGTAGGATTTACTTATGATGGCACAAGAGATGCTTTTATACCGCCAAAACCGTATTTAAGCTGGTCTTTAAATGAAAGTACTTGTTTATGGCAACCCCCTATAGCATATCCAGATGACGGTAATTTTTATAATTGGGATGAAGATGCTTACCAATTAGATAACACTAAAGGGTGGGTGTTGAGTGATGGGGAATAGAGTGAATGATAGATGATAGATCCAATTACAGCATTGTCAGCAGCAAATTTAGCTTTCAACGGAGTCAAAAAAGCTATTCAGGTAGGGAGAGATTTAGAAGACATTTTTAGTCAATTATCGACTTGGAGTGGGCATATTTCTGACTTACAAGAATGGATGGGTCAGGAAAAGAAGTTTAAGAAACCTACTTTATGGCAAAAATTGACATGGGACAAAAGCGAAACGGCAGAGGCATTTGATGAACTCATTGCAAAGAAAAAGATTAAAGAGATGGAAGACGCAATCAAGCATGAATTTACATGGGGAAAGCTTCACCATCTTGGAATGGATGGGCCTTATGGGTATCGAGCCTTCATTAAGATACGTAGGGAGGTCAAAGCCAAGCGTAAAGCCCAAATATATGATCAGATGCGAAGAAGGAAAGCTTTCTTATATAACACCAAGATGGGAGTGGCAATTGGAACCCTTGTATTAATTTTAATATGGTTATCGCATTTTTTATGGACAGCAATTATGGAGGCAAGTAAGTGATACAATTACTATCAGGACTATTACCAATAGGGGAAAAGCTTGTAGACAAGCTTATTCCTGACCCACAAGCTAAACAAAAAGCTCTTCAACAATTAAAAAAGATGGAGCAAGACGGAAGTCTTAAACGTATGGAAGCTGAGTTTGCGGATAAAGATAGTGCAAGGCAACGTGAAATGGCTATTTCTACTAGTGAACATAGTCCGTGGCTAAATAAAATAATCACTAGTGTGCTCGCTCTTGGTATTACAGGTTTAACTTTTTCTTTATTCGCAGTTATATTGTTCTTAGAAGTTACTCCTGCAAATAAGGATATTTTAATTTTTTTGTTGGGTAATTTAACTACTTTGGTAGGGTTAGTTTGTTCTTATTATTTTGGTAGTTCGGTAGGTAGTAAAGACAAAACAGAAGAAATTAGGGGGTTGATGAAGAAATGATAGATTGGAATACAAGCACATATTTTTCACAGTATGAATTTAAATGTTCGCATACAGGTAAGTGTGATATGAACCCAGAATTTATAGATAAGTTAAATGATTTGCGTCTGGCTTTTGGAAAACCTATGAAAATAACAAGCGGGTTTAGAGATGTCACACATCCTATAGAAGCTAAGAAAAAAACTCCTGGAGCACACACTACAGGTCAAGCTGCTGATATAGCAGTATCAAGAGAAGATGCTTTTGATTTATTATCACTTGCTTTAACTAAAGGCTTCACGGGCATAGGCGTACAGCAGAAAGGTTCTGGTAGGTTTATACATTTGGACACGTTAAAAAACACGAAGGAGAGACCTAGACCTACGGTTTGGTCTTATTAAAAATGTACGGTAATTTTACATACTCACAAGGTACTTACGCATCAAAAGGCGTTAATCCTGATATTGAAGTAACTCCGGCAGGGGTTTCTGCAAATATTACTTTGAATGGTATAGACATTAATACAGATGCAAATTTAAGTGTAACGGGTGTTTCAGCTAATGCTACTTTAAATGGGGTATTAATAGTTAAGAATGAATCAGTTGGTTTAACTGGTTTGGTTGGTTCTGCTGAAACTACTAGAACACTTGTATGGGGTGAAATAGATCAAAGTCAAACGCCTAATTGGGTAGAAATAGAAACATAAAGGGTAAATCATGAGTCAAACATTTCCAAACGATTTTAAGATAAGCAATATAGACACAGGCACCGAGTCTGGTACATGGGGTACTATTACTAACGCCAACTTAAACCAGATAGTTAGAGCTACAGGAGGTTTTAAACAAATAAATGTAGGCTCTACTAATAATCATACGGTAACTGCACCTGCAGATAACACAGGAAATCAAGATTTTAGAAACCATTTTTTAGAGTTTACAGGAACGTCTACTGGTACCGCTGCTGCAGCATTTACATTAACTTTACCTGCTATAGAAAAAGAGTATGTAATTAAAAATTCTTTACAGCATTCCATGGACGTAAAAACATCTGGGCAATCGGATGACCTCGTAACTATAGGCATAGGTAAAACTGCTTCAGTATACTTAAATGGTGCTAGTGCGTTACCTACTTTAAATAATATAGATGATTTAACTTTAAATAATCCTTTACCCGTATCTTCTGGTGGAACAGGTTTAACTTCTGCTGAAGCAGGAGGTGTAATAATTATGAACTCTGCGGCAACAGCTTTTACTGTTGTATCTGCTGGCACTACGGGTAATGTATTAACAAGTGACGGTGACAAATTTATAAGTGCTTCTTTTCAATCCGCTGCTTTAACAAATGTAGTAAGGACTAACGTAGGTGGTTATGCTGATGCTGGAAATGCAGACCCTACGCCTTCTAATGGCGGAACTCAAACAATGCAAGGTAACCTACTTATTAGAGATACAACTTATGATGGTTTTGTTGCCGCAGGTGGTTTACGGGTAGCAAGAAATGCTTGTGGTTTGACAGCTACTACAGGTACATCACTTCATCAAGTTAATTTTCATACTGTGTCTTCAAACGAAGCAGGTATATCAACTACATTCGCAGTACGTCATGTATCAGGTTCTTTGAGAAATACTTTTACTGTTGTAGTAGAACCTATTACTGATGATGCGATAGATTTGGGGGGTTCTTCAGATAGATGGCGAGATATATATACTAATGGTGCGGTAACTACCACTTCAGATAGACGTAAGAAAAATAGTATAGAAGACTCTGATTTAGGTTTAACGTTTATTAATGCTTTACAACCTAGAAAGTTTAAAAAGAACGAAGGTGGTAAAACTGTTGATGATTCTACTGTAGATGAAAACTTCATACCTACTTATACAGGAAAAGCAGGCTCTAGGTATCATTATGGACTTATAGCTCAAGAAGTAGAACAAACTTTATATAACTTAAATATAGATAAATCTACCTTTGCTGGCTGGTGTTTAGCAGATGTTGCTGATTCTACCTCTACTCAATCTTTAAGGTATGAAGAGTTTATTGCACCTATGATGAAAGCTATTCAAGAACTGTCTAATAAAGTAAATATTTTAGAAGCAAGGATACAACAATTAGAATCAGAATAATATGGCACTACAAAAATTAAACTTTAAACCCGGTATATATAAAAACGTAACTAACTATTCAAATGAAGGTGGTTGGTATGAGTGCGATAAAGTACGTTTTGTAGACGGATTCCCTGAAAAAATAAAAGGTTGGAACGCCTTAGGTTCTTTTACTTTACCTGGAGTAACTAGAGGTTTGTTTAGTTACAATACATCTTTTGAAGACAACATGTTAATTATAGGCACTAACAATAAAGTTTATATTGAGATAGGGCAAAACTATAATGACATAACCCCTTTAAGAACTACTTCTACATCTGATATAACATTTGATGCTACTGCAGGTTCTAGTCTAATAATAGCTAGTGATACAAGTCATGGAGCTGAAACAGGGGACTTTGTAACTTTCTCTGGTGCTTCTGCTTTAGGCGGTAATATAACTGCGGATGTGTTAAATCAAAATTACCAAGTAACTAAAATAGATGCAAATTCTTATTCTTTCACTGCTACAGCCACAGCCAATGTATCAGATACAGGAACTGGTGGGAGTGCAACTGGAGCTTACGAGATACCTGCAGGAGATGGTGTATTAGTTTTGGGTTACGGTTGGGGAACCGATGGTTGGGATAGCGGAGCTTGGAATGAAGGTTCTTTATTACCTATAGATTTACCTATTACTAGATGGTTTTTTGATAATATCGACAATGATTTAATAATGAACTCTAATACTAGTGGTAAGGGTGCTATATATTACTGGGAGCGTGGAGGTTCAGGTGGTCTTTCTTCTGCTCTAGGGACCAGGGCACAGAAACTGTCAGATATTACTACGCTAGGAGGAGTTTCAGTAACGCCTAAAAATGTTCCTGCTGAAGTAGGACAGATAGTTATGTCTCAGGTTGATAGGCATTTAATAGCTTTTGGGGCTACACCATATGATGCTACTGTGCAAACAGAAGACACAGGGGACTTTGATCCGTTATTAATTAGGTTTGCAGACCAAGATGATGTTATAAATTTTAGACCTGACAGCTTAACTAAATCTAGTGCCGGGTTTATACGAGTTAGTAGTGGGACTAGAATTATAGCGGTACAGAAAACTAGGCAAGAGATATTAGTCTTTACTGATTCGAGTGTACACTCAATGCAATTCTTAGGATTTCCTGATATATTTGGTTTACAAGAACTAGAACATAATACTTCTTGTGCATCACCTAGAGGGGTCGCATCTTCTAACAACGTAGTATTTTGGATGGGAACTAATAAATTTTATTTCTATGATGGTCGTATAAATACTTTACCTTGTCCTCTAAGAGACCATGTATTTACTAATATAAACTATGAGTTATTACAATATGTGTATGCAGGCACAGTTGAAGAGTTTAGTGAGATATGGTGGTTCTACCCTTCTAAAAATAGTAGCGAAAACGATTCATACGTAGCTTTTAATTATAAAACCCAAACTTGGTTTTACGGTTCTTTAGATAGAACTGCGTGGCTCGACTCTAGTTTACGACAATTTCCTGTGGGTGCAGATACTTCCGTAATATATAACCATGAAAATGGCTTAGATGCTAACGGTTCAGCCATGAGTTCTTTTATAACTTCCTCTGATTTTGATATAACGGACGGAGATAGGTATATGCTTACACACCGTATAATACCGGACTTGAGCTTCTTAGGCTCTACATCTGATAATCCAACAGTTAGCATGGTGATACGCCCTAGAAATTTTTCTGGTTCTGCTGTAGGTCCAGAAGAAAGTAGTAATGTTATAGAGGCTTCAGTAGGTCAATACACAGAACAAGTATTTATAAGGGCTAGAGCTAGACAAATAGGGTTTAAAATATCTTCTAATTCTTTAGGCACTACTTGGAAGTTAGGTAGTCCAAGATTAGATGGTAGACCTGATGGGAGAAGGTCTTGAGTATTCGTAGATTTAAATCACCTGCTCTGCCGTTACCTCCACAGGAATACGACCCACAGTACTTTACACAGCTTATTAGAGCAATTAGTATATATTTTAATTACATAGACTCTAAAGCCGCAATAGATGTAGACGGTGTAGCTATGGAAAATTTAACAGAATTACCAAATAATTTACCAGAATTTAGTTTATATAGGGTAGGAAGAGAAATTAAAATAGTGCTTCCAGGAGATGTAATAACAAACGGTGTGGCTTCTACCGCAGAGGTGGGTTCAGTAACGGTGAATATTTCATGATAAATCCTGCGTTAACAACCCCTGTGGTATCACCACCCATCACACCTCCGTACTACGGGGGTTGGCAGGTCTATAAGGATACGCATGATTAATTTTGGCCCTATTGTAGGATATACAAGTCTTGGTATGCCTATTTTTGAAAATGTTATAGAGGGTAGCGGTGTAAATACCGTTATTAGACCTAGAACAGATGAAGAAATACAGGCTCTTGTAGAGCTGACTAATGGGGTACAAATAACAGACGACAATAGAGAGGAAGTAACCTCTGCTGTTAGAGAGGTTACAGAGAATGTTGCAGATAAGACTAATTTAGGAAGCAATGTAGGTGAAGTAATACAAGCAATTGTAGAGCAAGTAGTTGAGCCTGTTAGAGATACAGGTAGTCCAAATGTAGTAGACGTACCAGACGTAGTGCCGGAGCAAACTGTAGGTGAAACTATAGAAAAAATAAGTGCTATTGAAACACCAAAAGAGGATACTGCTACCTTAGAGGGAGCAATAAGGGGGTATGACGGGTATGAACACACTGTCGGTAATAATACATATTATTATCCAGATAATCTTATATCTAGTGCAGAAAAAAATGATACAGGGCGATTTACTTTAACTGTACCTAAAGAATTAGAAAATAGATACCAGCGGGATGCGGTTCCTAACGGACGTAATGATATAATTGATACAACGCATGGAGGTAGAACAACCTTTACTGAGTTTGCAATATATGGTGATCAAGAAATACCACCTCCAGAAGCTAAAAAAGAAGGGATTACAAAATTTTCACGTGCTGGCTTTAGAAATGGGGAGGGTTATCAATATGGTATAGATGGTCAATCTTATTTTATACCTGAAAATGACGTAGTGAGTGCTGTAAGCAACGGTACCGGTAGTATTGCTGGTTACACAATTGAGGTGCCTGACGAATTGGTTACTAGGTATAAAATTGGTGATTATGATAGGGGCACCATTATAACTGAAACAGCTACTGGGAATGAGACTACGTTTCAAGATTTTGTAGCTAACAACTTTAGCATGTCAGCACCAGAAACAACAGAAGAATCAGCAGTAACACCAAAAGAAACAACAAATACAGGAGCTAGTGGTATGCCTATAGGAAATACATTTAAAAATGTACAAAGACAAGGTACGGGGTACACAATAAAAGAAACAAGACAAGAAGATCCTAATAATATACACAGTCGTCTAATTGAGACTCAGTATTTTGTTCCGGGAGATGTACCAGGTAACGTTGATACTAGACTTGGTTCTGCAGGAGCTACAATTTATGACATTACATTGCCTGATAATTATGATTATAAACAAATTATCTTTACTCCTGGGCAAAGCGGAGGATCTGGAGCACAACCTATAGAGCCAACAGTTACTAATGTAGCCACAGGAGAAGTACGTACACTTAATGAGTATGTGAACCATGGGTTCGGTGCAAGTATCTTTGATCCGCCAGATGATGAGGGAGATAGTAACCAACAAGGAGGTGGTGCTCAAACTGGAGGTGGTAATCAACAAGGAGGTGGACAAACTGGAGGTGGACAAACTGGAGGTGGACAAACTGGAGGT